CAATAACACTATTTGTCTCCAACACCACAAAACTAATTACAACTCCAAAAACAAATGCAACCCCCCTAAAAATTTCTACAAAAATTCCAATGAGTCTTGTCAAGTTTTAGACAACTACAAATAAAAAAAGCCGCGCAGTGAGCGCGGCTTAAAGTCGGAGGGGAGTCCAACTGAGGAGAATTCACACAGGAACAGATTTAAGTGTATATTCACCATACCGAGGCGTCAATGCCTGCGCAGATATAAATATGCTTGACCACCTATTAGGCGAAGTTTCAACTAATGCTCCGGACGTTTATGACGATCCGGTAGTAGGATTTACGCCTTTAGAGAAGGCCAGCCCGTCTCAGGTTTTGGCCGCGCAAGTTGAGACGGGTAACTTCTTGCAGTCCCTTGGCGTTAAAGACGACGACGAAGTTAGTGCGTCTGCGCAGGTAGCCTCCGCACAAGAAGCGTTTCGCGGATTGATCGCGGATCAAGACGACCCAAAAGCAAAAAACAAGCTCCTGCGTGTGCAGACCCCGCAGGCGGTGCGCCATTTAGTTGGCATGCTGACCGCGTATGACTGGGAGTTTGTCGAGCAGGCTAAGGAGCTACGCGGCTACGCCGTGTCAAAGATCGTTGAGGAAACAGGTCACCCCGACGCTAAGATCAGGCTGCGCGCGCTTGAACTGTTAGGTAAGGTCACTGAGGTGGGCCTGTTCACCGAGCGAATCGAGGTTAAGAAGACCGACATTTCCGACGCTGAGATCGACGCCAAGCTCATGGAGAAGTTAACCGCTCTGCGGTTAATCGAGGACGTAGAGGAAAGAAAGAAGGACGCAACTGACGCCGAAGTCGTTGGGGACGCCGAGTGAACGCTCCGTTGAACGCAGCCGCGCTGGCGGCTATGAGTAAGCAGGAGAAGATCGCCCTGCTTGAACTTCTTGAGAAGAAAGAACACAAGGACGCTATCCAGCGTGCCCAAGACGATCCGCTTGAGTTTGCCAAGCGGGTATACCCCGGCTTTAAGGTAGGCCCCCACCACCGCAAGCTTGCGAAGGTGTTTCAAGACGTAGCCACGGGTACGAAAAAGCGCGTGATTATCAATATCGCGCCTCGTATGGGTAAGTCTGAGTTCAGCAGCTACCTGTTCCCAGCGTGGTTTCTGGGAAAGTTCCCAGAAAAGAAAGTCATTATGGGCACCCACACTGCGGGCTTGTCCGAAGACTTTGGTCGAAGAGTCCGAAATCTAATTAACGACGACCCGGCATACGCAGAGATATTCCCGGCTACGAAGGTTGCGGACGACCAAAAGAGCGCTGGTAAGTGGTCAACGAGCGCAGGCGGTCAGTATTACGCAGCCGGTGTGGGCGGCGCGCTGGCTGGACGAGGCGCTGACTTATTCGTGGTGGACGACCCCCACTCTGAGCAGGACATCAAGACAAACAGTAACTTGACGTTCGATCAGGCTTGGTCATGGTTCCAGACTGGCCCGCTGCAGCGCTTGATGCCGGGCGGTGCGATCATCGTCATTATGACTCGTTGGTCACTATTGGATCTGACGGGCAGGCTGATTAGCTTCGCTGCCAAGAACCCGGACTCTGAGCCGTGGGAAGTCGTAGAGCTACCAGCCATACTGAATGAGAAGTCGTTGTGGCCTGAGCAGTGGCCCCTTGAGTCGCTGCTACAGAAAAAAGCGGCGATGGACCCCCGGTACTGGAACGCTCAGTACATGCAGCAGCCGACATCGGATGCAGCGGCGGTAATTAAAAGAGAATACTGGAACGTCTGGGAAGCCGAAGACCCGCCCAAGTGCGAGTGGGTTATTCAAACATGGGATACGGCGTACGAAGCCAAGACAACCGCCGACTTTTCCGCGTGTACTACGTGGGGTGTGTGGCACAACGACGAAGATAACGGTAACGCGCACATAATCCTGCTTGATGCGTTCAAAGACAGGATGGAGTTTCCAGAGTTAAAACAGGTTGCGTATAAGCACTGGAAGAAATGGGAACCTGACGCGTTTGTTATTGAGAAGAAAGCCGCAGGCGCACCGCTCATTCAGGAGCTTAGGGCCATGGGTATCCCAGTGGCTGAATACACGCCGTCACGCGGCAACGATAAGGTGACTCGGGTCAACGCGGTGTCGGATATGTTCTTTTCGGGCCGCGTGTGGGCACCAGATAAGCGCTGGGCGCGCGATGTAATTGAAGAAGTTGCTGCGTTTCCGGTAGGCGAAAACGACGACTACGTTGATACTACGTCCATGGCGCTGCTCAGATTCAGGCAGGGCGGGCTGATTAGGCTTGATACGGACGAAAAAGACGAACCGGTATTCTGGCGCTCGCGTCGCGCCGCCTATTATTAAGAATTATTTAGGAAAGATAAGTAGCCATGGCAAATAATATGGATAAGGCCCTCTATCAAGCCCCAGAAGGCTTGGAGTCCGCGCAAGAAGAGCCTATTGAGATCGAAATTGTTGATCCCGAGGAGGTAAATATCGGTATTGGCGATCTGGAGATTCAAATCGACCCAAACGCGGAGGATGAGTTCGACTTTAGCGCCAATTTGGTCGAGAAAATGGAGGATAACGACCTCTCTACGCTCGCAAGCGACCTTTTGGACGACATCGAGAACGATCTTGGGTCGCGTAAAGATTGGGAAGATACATATAAGGAAGGCATTAAGCTGCTGGGCCTTCAGTACGAAGAGCGCTCAGAGCCTTGGGAGGGCGCTTGCGGGGTGTTTCACCCCATGATTACCGAGGCAGTCGTTCGTTTCCAGTCTGAAACAATTATGGAGACGTTCCCGGCAGCAGGCCCGGTCAAGGCGAACATTGTTGGCGCGCCCACTAAAGAGAAAGAAGAAGCCTCTAAGCGAGTTGTTGACGACCTCAACTATCAGTTGATGGATGTCATGGTGGAGTTTCGCCCCGAACACGAGCGCATGCTGTGGAACCTGCCAAGTGCAGGTAGCGCGTTCAAAAAAGTTTATTACGACCCGTCAATGGAGCGGCAGACAAGCCGTTTTGTGCCTGCAGAGGACGTAATTCTGCCCTACGGAGTGTCCGATACCAGTACCGCTGAGCGGCTAACCCATAGGATGCGCAAATCCGAGAATGAAATCAAGCGTCTTATGCACGCCGGGTTTTATAAGGATGTTGAGCTTGGTGAACCGACAAAAAACACCAACGATTTGCAGAAGGCCAAAGACAAAGAAACCGGGTTTAGCGCCGATAACGACGACCGCTACGAGCTTTATGAAGTCCACGCCCTGTTGGAATTGCCGGGGTTTGACGACGAAAATGATGGATTGGCGTGCCCATATGTTGTGACAATCCTGAAAGACACTCAGGAAATCCTGTCGATTCGCCGTAATTGGTATGAGGACGACAAGAAGAAAGCGAAGCGCGATCACTTCGTACACTACCAATACATCCCCGGCTACGGATCGTATGGGTTCGGGCTGTTCCACCTCGTTGGTGGGTTTGCAAAGAGCGCGACCTCGATCATGCGTCAGTTGGTGGACGCAGGCACGCTGAGTAACCTGCCCGGAGGGCTTAAGTCCAGAGGGTTAAGACTAAAGGGTGATGACACTCCCATCGCTCCGGGTGAATGGCGAGATGTGGATGTGCCCAGTGGTGCTATCAGAGACAATATTTTGCCTCTGCCCTATAAGGAGCCGAGCGCCACTCTGTATAACCTGCTCAACACAATCGTTGAAGAAGGCCGTCGATTCGCTGCCACCGCTGATCTTAAGATCGCGGATATGTCGGCTAACACCCCCGTGGGGACCACGCTGGCGATTCTTGAGCGCATGCTCAAGGTTATGAGCGCTGTGCAGGCGCGGGTTCACTTCGCGTTTAAGCAAGAACTGCGACTGCTGGCAGGGATAATTCGGGACTACGCCCCTGCGGCGTATGAGTTTGAGGTTGCGGATAACCAGCAGAAGGCCCGCAAGAGCGACTTCAGCCACGTTGACATTATCCCGGTGAGCGACCCCAACGCGGCCACAATGAGCCAGCGGGTAGTCCAGTACCAAGCCGTCATGCAGATGGCGCAGCAAGCCCCGCAGATTTATGACTTGCCGCAGTTGCACAGGCAGATGCTACAGGTGCTCGGGATCAAGGAAGCTGCGAAGTTGGTGCCGGTCGATGACGACCAGAAGCCGCGTGACCCGGTGTCGGAGAACGGCAACATCCTGAAGATGAAGCCGGTCAAGGCGTTCCTGTACCAAGACCACCAAGCGCATATCGGCGCGCACATGGCGATGATGCAGGATCCGGCGATTGCCGCCCTAATTGGACAGAACCCGCAGGCGCAGGCCATTCAAGCCGCGCTCATGGCGCACGTTGCTGAGCACGTTGGGTTCTCATACAGGCAGCGTATTGAGAAGGCGCTGGGTGTGGCGTTGCCCGCTCCCGATGCTGACTTGCCGCAGGAGCTTGAGCTTGAGATGAGCCGGATGGTCGCTGAAGTCGCGCCCCGTCTCGTGGCTGAGAGCCAAGCCCAAGCTGCCCAGCAGCAGGCTCAGCAGGCGCAGCAAGACCCGATCATTCAAATGCAACAGCAGGAGTTGCAGATCAAGCAGGCGGATGTTCAGCGCAAACAGCAGAAGGACATGGCGGACATCCAGATCAAGCAGCAGGAGTTGCAGATTAAACAAGCTGAGCTTGCTGGCAAGCAGCAGCTTGAGGGTGTCAAGTTGTCCCACCAGTCCTCAGAGACGCAGAAAAAAGGGCAGTTGGATTTGTTCAAAGAAATGATGCGCTCTCGCGCTAAAGGAGGCGGTAATGGACAGAACTCTTGAGATTTTGCTTCTTAAAGTCCGAGACGACTTAACCGCTAGACGAAATGCTCTGACCGAAGGCCAGTGCGGCACCTTCGATCAGTACCGGGAACTCACGGGGATTATTCGGGGTCTAATCCTTGCCGAGCAGCACATTATCGACCTCGCACGAACCATGGAAGAAGCAGATGAGTGAAGAACAATCCGCAGCAACGCAATTGCCCAAGCCGCAAGGGTACAAATTGCTGTGCGCAGTACCAGAAGTAGAAGATAAGTTTGAGTCTGGAATCCTTAAAGCGGACTCTTCGGTACGAATTGAAGAGCACAGCACGGTGGTCCTCTTTGTTATTAAGGCCGGTGAAATGGCTTATAAGGACGCGGACAAGTTTCCTACGGGGCCGTGGTGTAAAGAGGGCGACTTCGTTATTACCCGTGCTTACGCTGGCACTCGCCTGAAGATCCATGGTCGAGAGTTTCGGCTTATTAACGACGATATGGTCGAGGCTGTTGTCGAAGATCCCCGTGGTATTACCCGCGCTGGTTAAGGAGAAATAGTATGGCTGAGTACAAGTTCCCAGACGAAGAGAATAACGAATCTGATGTCAACATCGACATCGACTCGGAAGGTGATATTGAGCTTGAAGTAGTTGACGATACGCCCGAGCCAGACCGAGGGCGCAAGTCACTGGACAAAGAGCCTGATGAAGTTACCGACGAAGAAGTAGCTACATATAGCGACAAAGTTCAGAAGCGCATCAAGGAGCTTGCGCACTCAAAGCACGACGAACGCCGTGCTAAAGAGGCTGCTCTGCGTGAAAAAGAAGAGGCTGTTAAGTTTGCGCAGCAGGTTTTTGAAGAGAATAAAAAGCTGCGGGCTGGCTTGGCTGATAACCAGACCCAGAACGTAGAGCTTATTAAGGCAAAAGCCGGCTCCGAGCTTGATATTGCGCGCCGCAAGTATAAAGAAGCGCAAGAATCAATGGACCCGGACCAGATCCTTGAAGCTCAAGAGGCGCTGACCGAAGCAAAGATTCGATTGAATCAAATTGAATCTTATCGCCCACCCCCTTTACAAGAAAAAGAAGATACGGTATATACTGAGTCCGTACCTCAGAACGTCACTGCTCCGGACGAAAAGGCTACGCGCTGGCAAGCGCAAAACCCTTGGTTTGGCGAAGATGATGAAATGACCAGTTTAGCGCTTGGGGTACACCGTAAACTGGTATCCGCTGGTATTGACCCGCGCACTGATGTTTATTACGAGCGCCTTAATGCTCGCATTAAAGAAATATTCCCCGATAAATTCGGTGGACCCTCTCGTAACGACAAAAAACCTGCGAATGTCGTTGCGCCAGCCACGCGTACAACTGGGGCGAAGAAAGTTCGCCTGACGCAAACGCAAGTGGCATTCGCAAAACGGCTCGGAGTCCCGTTACAAGACTACGCAAGAGAAGTTGCTAAACAAATGGGTAAAGACAATGGCTGAGAACCGTACTGATCGCAGTATTACTAACCGTGACGCGGAAACGCGTGAGCGGCGAGTTCGTCAGTGGCAACCAGCCGCGACTCTTCCATCCCCTAATCCTATTCCCGGTTACGAGTTCCGATGGGTTCGTACCGCGATTCTTGGGCAGCCTGATCCGACTAACATGTCGGGCAAATTGCGCCAAGGCTGGGAACCGGTGAAGGCGGAGGACCACCCTGAGCTTATGCTCGACGCAACTAAATCTGGAAATATTGAGATTGGCGGGCTTATTCTCTGTAAGATCCCCACGGATTTTATGGACCAGCGCAGCCAATACTACGACAAGCAATCGCGCGCGCAGATGGATTCGGTCAATAACACGCTATTCCGTGAGAATGACCCCCGTATGCCTTTGTTCAAGGACCACAAGTCCGAGACTTCGCGCAGTGCATTTGGTACAGGTTCATCTAAACTTTAATTTTTGGAGGCCATAAATGGCTGCTGTAGCTTCTCCTTATGGGCTTCGTCCGATCAATTTGATCGGCGGTCGCCCCAATCCCGGCGGTGCCATGCGCGAAATCGCATACACCGTTGATAACGCCACGGCTATTTACACTGGCGACATCATCCTGATCGGCGCGTCTTCGGCGGGTCAGCCCACCGCCGCTTCGGCCACCGTTACGACTTCGACTGGTGGTGTGGTTGGCGTTTGCGTCGGTGTCAGCTATGTTGACCCGGTTCTGAAGTATCAAGTTCATACTCAGTTTTTGCCCGCAAACGCGGTCACTGCTGGCTACAAGAACATCGTCATCAAGGTTAACGACGATCCGCAACAGCTTTATCAGATCCAAGCGGCTGGTTCGGTTGCTGCAACGACTCGCGGCTATCAAGTAGCCGTTGAGAACCAAGGCGGTAGCGTCACCACGGGTCTTTCGACCCTTCGCGCTGGTACTCCCGCCCGTACCGCTACGCTCGCCCTGCGTATTGTTGACTTCGTTGATGCCGGTAGCAGCTTTACCGACCTCATCGTCAAGTTCAACACGGGCGTGCATATGTACGATGCAACCACCGTTACCGCCGCCTAAAAGGATATAAATCATGGCTATTAGTCGTTCCCAACTACTCAAGGAACTGCTCCCCGGCCTGAACGCACTGTTCGGCATGGAGTACAACCGTTACGGCGAAGAACACAAGGAAATCTACGAAGTCGAGAGTTCCGAGCGTTCGTTCGAAGAAGAGACCAAGCTGTCTGGTTTTGCTCCCGCCCCGGTGAAGACCGAAGGCGCTGCTATCGCCTACGACACTGCGCAAGAAGCATGGGTTGCTCGTTACACCCATGAAACCATTGCGATGGGCTTCTCTCTGACCGAAGAAGCTGTCGAAGACAACCTGTATGACTCGCTGTCGGCTCGTTACACCAAGGCTCTTGCCCGTGCAATGTCCTACACCAAGCAAGTCAAGGCTGCTTCGGTGCTGAACAATGGTTTCAGCCGTAACTTTCTGGGCGGTGACGACCGTTCGCTGTTTGGTACTAACTCGTCTGGCTCGGTGACTAATCACCCGCTGGTTAACGGTGGTACTAACTCCAACCGTCCCGCAACCAACGTCGATCTGAACGAAACCTCGCTTGAGGCGGCTGTTATCCAGATCGCTGCTTGGACCGATGAGCGCGGTATGCTGATTGCGGCTAAACCCCGTAAGCTGATTATCCCGCCGTCACTGATGTTCGTTGCTAAGCGTCTTCTGGAAACGGAACTGCGTGTTGGTACTACCGACAACGACATCAATGCGCTGAAGGCGATGGGTTCCATCCCCGAAGGCCATACGGTTAACCACTTCCTCGTGGACCCGGATGCTTGGTACCTGATGACCGACGTTCCTAACGGGCTGAAGCACTTCGTTCGTACCCCCATGTCCACCGGCATGGATGGTGACTTTGATACCGGCAACGTCCGTTACAAAGCCCGCGAGCGTTATAGCTTCGGCTGGTCTGATCCCCTCGCTATCTGGGGTTCGGCTGGTTCGACTGGTCCGACCATCCCGCTGTAAGGCTTGGGATTCTCGGTTGGAAAAGGGGCTTCGGCCCCTTTTCTTTTTGTACTTTGTATGGTAGTTTCTAAATATCCAAGATCACCTGCTCATCAACTGACTTGGCAGACTTCTCCCTTGAGATGATGGGCGCAAATAAGGGAAACTATTATGTCGATGGCGACTTTTTCGGGTCCAGTTCGTGCTGGTACCGTCCGTTATGGCACCCCCGCTACGGGCCGTAATACTGGCGTTATTGTTTTGGCTCAATCGGCGGATGTGGTCGCTACGACCCTGACGGGAACGGCCTTTACCCTGCCCGCTGGCTCGCAGATTTTGTCTGCTACGTTCTATACCACGACGCTGTTTAACGCGGCGACTACGGCTAAACTGACCATTGGCGCTACTGATATCACCGCAGCGGTGGCTGTAACTGCCGCAGGCGCGTATACACTTACTTTTGCAGCCGGTGGAATCGCTTTGGTGAACAACGTCGGAGCCTCAGACGTTGCTGTTACTTACACTTTGGCTGGCACGATTGCCACGGGTAACGGGACGATTGTTATTCAGTATGCCCAGCGCAACGCTGACGGTTCGACCGCTCCCGCTTATAACCAAAACTGATTAGGGGGCTGAGATGCGCCCTATTAGGCTTAGTCTGACTGCCGCCGGGGTAACCGACCCGGTGATTACGGATCATTATCGTGGCCCGTTTAATGTCGGAGTAGGTGTAACTCTTTCGGGTACGGCGACGTATTCCGTGGAATACACCTACGATGACGTTTTTTCGAGCGCGTTTAATCCGGCTACGGCTCAATGGTTCGCTATGTCTGCGTTCCCCGCTGGAACGGCCACTTCTAAGGACGGCGCTATTACGACTCCTGTGATGGCTATTCGCCTTAATGCGGCTACTCTTACGGGTACGCTAACTATGACCGTGCTGCAAGCCGGAATGCCGGGGTTATAACATGGCTATTGACACTGCTGCACTGCGGAAATTCCAAGACTTGTGGGGTCCGGTCCTTGAGGCCATCCCTGCGGTTTTGGAAGCTACCGCTAAACAGTCTGACGTAGAGCGGATGCTGCGCGTCAAGCAAGTCGAGTTTGAAGAGGCGGATAAGAAGATCGCCAAAGCCTTTGAAGAAGCTGATAAGCGCCTGTCTTCGGTTAATTCCGAGATGGAGCAAGCTATGCAGCAAAAAGCAAAAGCTCTGGCCGATATCGAAGACGCCAAGAAAGCTCAGGCCGCTGATAATGCTAAAGCTGAAGAGGCACAGCGTAAGCTCTTGGACGAATGGAACCAAAAGATTGCCTCGTTGCAGTCTCAGTTTTCTAATGTCGAAGCTGAACACGCTAAAAAAGTAGCCGCCGCTGAAGCCTTCTTTGCAGAAAAAACCGCTGCGTTGGAAGCCGATGTGAAGGAGCTTGAAAAGCGTAAAGCTGCTGCTGAAAAGGCTCTGGACGCGCTGCGTAGCAAACTGGGGTAAGTTGTGGCGACTACTCGCTCCAACCTACAAGAAGGGCTGGATAGTGGTGAATACGAGTACACCCATGTGGTTGCTACGGTCACTGCTTCCGGCCCTACTACCATTTATACGCCAGCATCAGGCAAACTGATTAGGCTGCGTTGGATTTACGCGATTAACGATCCCGGCTCTTCAGCTTCACCTTTAATTAGGGTGTTTCTCGGGGCGCAAGAGTATTATCGGGTCTTTGCCCTAAGTAAGCGGCAGATGGTTAGCGGTCCTATTGATGGGCCGTTG